TGCAAACCCATCATACATGACGCTATCATTGGTCCACGTGACGATGGCATCGCCGCCGACCGATGAAAGCTGGCCGAGCGGGCGAAATTCAGCTAAGGCATTCATGTCGTATGGAACGGCATCAACCTTAACCCCACGGAGCGCGAGACGCCCTGCTGCACACAATTCAGGGGATGAATATGACACCAACTCATTAGCGAGCTGGCCATAAGTGCGCGAATCCCCCCCACAATTCAGCATCTGCCTAGCACGTCCGATATAAATGATACCGTTAGTGGTTTGCAGTGCTTCGGGGTTCATCAACTTGACCGTATATGCTGCCGGTGTGAGGCGAGCTTCAGCCCAAGATCCAGTGTTCAGTGATGAGAACGTGGTCCTTTTGGTGTTGCTCCCCGCTCCGATGGCGGCATTTGCATTAACAGAAGATTGAGCACAGATGTTTGTCCACCTGTCCCCACCAACACTGTTAAGCTTCATTGGGCCAAGTAGGTGGAACTGTTCGCTACCAGAGAATACTTCAGTTGATCTGATAACGGTATAGTCACCCACAGCACGAGGGAGAGGAACGTGACTTGAATCAAACGCATCAAGTCCCTGGACGACGGTCTGCGGCTTGGCAGTGTCCCCAAAAGCGTTGTTAACGCTAAGAGCGACGGACTGCGTGACACCGCGTAGACCCCTTGTGGCCTTTCGGCCCCCGTTGTTGTTCCTTCCCTTTCCCTGTTTACCTCCCCCTCTACCTCTCTTACCTCCATTGTTACTATTCCTATTGCCTTTCACAGGCATCTGTTACTATTGTTACTATTATAATTCCCTATAGTGGTCCAACATTCGATATTCTTCCCGTAAATCACCTACAACTCACTACACGCTAATTAACAACCGATGTGATAGGATTCCACGACCTATGCATCCATCCTGGTTATCCCCATACAACAGAACGATGCTGTCCGTTACACCACCACACTCATGACACGCAAGACACTGGTGTCTTATGTGGCATGAGGGTGGAGCAAACCGTTAAGGGGTCCCGGCGCATTTCCTACGTCTGACTGCCAATTCAGCCCCGGGTGCTAGTTCCCTAGCAGATAGTCGTCAACCCACAACTCAGCGAAATGTTCTCAGCTAAATTGTGGACGTTTTTGTAGCTCATTGTTTTAATTTCACGTTCCATCGCAATTTGCATAGACGGTGGGTAATTGAAAGCTTTGAAAAATGACACCCGTGTGTCATCGCTTATCTGTCCAACATAGTCGCCCCTTACTCTTGGTGTGTGTCTGCACAACCTTATGAAGCCGGAGTCGGCGAGAATGGCTGATTTGTTAGCATTGCTATCAACACCTTGTTCCTTGTAAACTTTGTATAGTTCACAGAAAATAGGCATGTCTCCGTACAACGCAAGTCCACCAACCCCCACCTGATAAGACCACTGTCTGAATCCTAGTTCTGTACTGACAGAAAGGCTCAACGCATCCTTACCAAACGCTGAATTTGGCTGTCTGCACATCACCCACTTGTCTTCAGCAGCATTGACCAATATTGGCTGCATTTGACAAAACACGCATTCCTCGAACTCAAACACCGGATCCTCCACTTCCATCTCAAACCCAAACCGCAAGAACCAATCTGATAGACCTGCCAACTTGTACAGATCACTCTTCTCCATGAATAGCAAACAGTCATCGCCATTGTTAGCCAACTCTGCCTGCACGCCAATGCTCCTCAAGTACTCACGCACTAGAGTGCACATGATCACACAATTGCCCAGCGACGTGTTCATGTCCCCGCTCGCTCGGGTGCCATCCGCTTTATACGAAAGCTTATGACCATCTACAAAAGCATACCCCTCGTTTGCTAACTGCACTTTTAACAGTGCAACCAACTCCGGGTGATAATCAAATATGCGATTATAAATCTTGTGTTCCCACTTCAATGCGTCAACACTCACGTGCTGATCAAATCTACTAGCATCAAGTCCAACGGCTGTAGGGCTGCTAAACCTGTT